CTTCCCGCCAAGGATGTCCGCCGCCGTAACCAGTTTGTGCCGACCACTGTTGCCAGTGAAATCGATCACAAGCATGCGCGGCTTCTTGCTTGCCGCAATCGCAGCCCGCCGTGCCGATGCGTCAGACAGACCATCTACCACGTTTGGAAGGACACGGGTGCCACGTCCGACCATCTGTGTGTACAGGGCGCGCGACTTGGTTGGCCGCGCAATGACCACGACTTCAATTCCCGGGCAATCAAATCCCTCAACAGCAACACCGCAGTTGCAAAGCACTTGAATCTTCCCGTCGGCGTATGCCTGAAGGATCCGGCGTCGCTCATCCTTGAACGTCCCGCCATGCACAACTGCCGCAGTCACGCCATGGCGGTTGAAGATCTCGGCCATGCGCTCCGCATGCGCAACGCTTGACGCAAACACAAGTGTCTTGCGCTTGCCCGCAATCTCAATGGTTGGGCTTACGACGCCATGCAGAACCTTCTCCTGTTGCATGATCGTTGCCAGTTCACCCTGGTTCAAATCGCCGGCGATGGTCTTGACGTGGCTGAAATCGAGATCCTTGACGATGACTTGCTGTGTTTCAATTGGCACAAGCCATCCATCACTCATTGCGGTGAGGATCTCGTACTGGAACGCAACCGAATCGAACACCATGCCAAGCGCGGCCTTGTCGGCTCGGTCGGGAGTCGCCGTGAACCCAACGGTTCGCAGCCGTTGATTGCGCGAGAAGTGCGCAATGATCCGCCGATATGAATCGGCGGTTGCATGGTGAGCCTCGTCGATCACGAGCATGTCGAACTCATCCGGGTTGAACTTCATCATGCGGTGAACGTCGCCCCATGGAGCGCACAGGGTTTGCACACTCGCCACAACCACAGGCGCCTTGTACATCCGGCCTGCCTTGTACTCCGCCATCTCAATATCCGGCGACATCCCAGTAACCGACCGGATCTTGTCAGCCGCTTGCTGTACCAACTCTTCGCGGTGCGCAATCACCATGACCCGTGAGACGGCCTGCTTGGCGATATGGGCAAAGCACACGGTCTTGCCAGTTCCGGTTGGCATGACCACCAATGCTGACTTCTTCCCGGTCAGGGCGGATTGCACTCCCTTCACTGCGTCATGTTGGTATGGTCGAAGATTCACTTGCCGTCCTCCTGTGGAAAGCAATTCCATCCCCGCACCGTTGCGGTGTCGCGTGGCGTATTGCCCGTGTCCAATCCCTGCCACACACACACCTCCCGCCTCGCCTCGTCTCGCTCGGCGGTGAGGCGGTCAAGTTCGGCCACAATCTCTAGCAATTCACGCTTGAGGTACATGCCGTACTCGCCTGCGGGGAGCATGCCATTGGCCTTCTGTGCCAGTTTGTCTCGCCACGTCATTGCTTCAGATCCTCCGGTGCAGATGCGTACAGACCCTTGCACATCCAACCATGGCCTTGGCAATGCTTGCAGCCCTCTCCTTCGCAGTACACGCAGACGCAATGCGGCTTGGCCCACGTCAGGGCATTGAAGACGTTCTTGAGGTCAACAATGATCTGCGCAGTCGTCACAAACGCGCCGGCCGGCTTCTCGGCAAGTTCCTCGATTGCGTTGCGCGCTTCACGAAGCATGGCAACGATGCGGTCAAACTCCTCGCCAGACGGGACAATGGATGGTGTTGGTGCCTGGTCCGGCGCGCCGGACTCCTTCTCGCCCTCTTCGGGCTCTTCCTTCGGGGTTGCCTCGCCACCACGCAGCAGTGCCGCCGCCTTCTTCACGTCATCCCGGGTCGGCTTCTCCGGTTGCGCAGACTCGACAGCAGACTGCCATGCCGTGAGACGCTTGGCGCCTTCAAGTGGGTGCAGATACCGGGCCATGCTCGCGTCGGTGATTGGCGCGTCTTCAAGCACGTCCGCAGCCTTGAGCATCTCGTAGGCCCATGACTTCTTCCAACCAAGGGCTTCCGACATGCAGTGCTCAAACGATTCGTAGTTCAATTCCCACAGGCGCTGTCTGTGAATCGTCTTGGTGGCAATCGCCATGACTTGCCAACGTGACACCACTTCCTGCTCGGCAATCCGAATCACGTCCAGTTGCTGATCAAGCGCAGACTGCTGCGTAATTCCAACGTGCGGGACAACGTCGATGATTTCCTTCTTCTTGCGTGGCATCAGAATTCCAGTTCTTCAGTGGTTGCGGGTGCGACTTCAACGACCGGCGTAGCAATGTCCTTGCGCGTCGTGCGCTTGACAACGGCCGGCTTGGACTCGGGAACAGGGACGGCTTCCTTGGTGTCGAGGATGTCAATGGTGTGCCCCTCTTCGATCCGGGTGCGCACCCACGTCTCGGCCCACCGCACCTTATCATCATCCACGGTCCCATCGGTCGGCAGCGACAACGCCGCGAGGATACGCATGCCATGGGGAATTGCGTCCTTCATTCCGCATCCGGTCCACTCGGACACCGCTGCGAGGAACGACTGCTTGGCCGACCCCTTCTTGCTCTTCGGCTGCTCAATCACCGGGCGCACGGTCTGCACTTCCTTGACCGGACCCGCTGAATCGTCCGTGATCTCCATCTCGCCATGGGCTTCGACGTAGACAGGCGCTGAACCCAGGGCATCAGGGCAGTGCTGCTTGTACCCCGTGCTGATGCAGCGGGCAAAGAGCATGGCGCGTGGGTACTTCTGCCAGTTGTCGCCGCCAGTCAGGCGAGCGCGCTTGGCATCCTCCATGGTGTATGAGGTAGTGCCGATCTGCTCCATCTTGCCGTCCATGGTGCGTCCATAGAACACGATGGTGCAGTCTTCATCGGTGCATTCGGCGCGGTAGTCGTACTTGCCTGCGCGCTTGATGGCTGCTGCCATCAGGTTCGATGCAAGCACGGCCTTGCCCTTGATGATGTGGAGTCCGGTCATGGCGTCGTAGTCGCTCAAGCCAAGCCCACGACCAATGATGATCTTGGCGCAGGCAGCGGCCTCGGACTGGATGTCAGGGAACATCCCCGACGCCTTGAACACCTGTGCCACCGTCATCGGGTCCATCTGCATGGCGATAGGCATCGTCGTTGTACGCATGATCTCATTCATCGGTCTTCTCCTTGCTCTTGTTGTTGCGCTCCATGGATTCCGTCTCTTGCATCAGAGCAAGCACGGGGATGCTTGATGCGATGATCTCTTCGGTCGTATCCCAACGTGCCGCGAGGATCTCATTGACTCGCGTGTCGGACTTCAGCAAATCCTGAAATGCCTTGTTGAGCATGTCGATGGACGTGCTGCATGCGCGTTCCCATGCGAGCGCACGGGCCTTGGCATAGTTCTCGTCCTCGCTGTCAACAATCGCGTGGACGGCCTTCTGATACCGCTTGACCGATTCGATGTAGATGAACGCGCACGTCAACGTGTCCAACACGATCTCCGCAGTCTCGGCCGTCGTGGTGGACGGCTTGGGTGCCTTGGGTGTCTTCGATGGTCTATCTGCCCAGTTCATGTCAGTCCTTCGCAGTTCGGGTTCCAAGTTCAGCGGTGTCGAAACGTCGGCACCACGGTTCGCAATCACACAGGTGGCATCCGGCAGGATCCGGAATCGCAATGTCCAACCCCTTCTTCATCAACTCAACGCGCTTCAGGATCTCGGCCTCGGCATGTTGCTGCATGCCGTCCCTGAAACCACAGTCCTTGACGATGCTCCGTTCGGGGCGGAACTCGCCCTTCACATAGGTTCGCTCGACGCCATCATCGTCCTGAATGGTGGTCGCCCTTGAGAACGGCTTCAGGCTCGGGAGGTGGCACCACGCAACCGCAGGCGCCTCGCCAAACTTCTCCCATAGGTCAAACTCGGGAGAGATGCAGATGCTGCCACGCTGCGCCATCAGCCAGTACAGCGCCAACTGGAGGTTGCGGGATAGGTACGCACGGCTTGGCGATTCCTGGCGCCACTTCCAATCCCAAATCACCAACTGCCCAGGCGCGCCACCCAGTTCTCCGTTGAGGTCACGGAACATGAGGTCGATGTGCGAAGCAAACTTGACCTTGCCGATCTGCATGCGGCATGGCAACTCGCACCCGACCAACCTCGCCCGCATGAACCGCGCAGCGAACCGATCGATGTACAGCGCGGTGTTCGTCGCCACCTCGGAGTGGATCTCGTCGATGTTCTTCTCGACGGAATCCGTGAGAATGCGACCCTCGGCGGTGAACTGCGCGCGCACCTTGGCTGCGACAACGGACACCACCATAGATGGCGTCAAGTCCCATTTGTTCGCAATGTGGTACTCGCGCAGCACCTCGCCCGCCAACACGCCACGGTACAGCGCCGTCGGGGCAGACAGGACGCTCTTGCCTTCGATTCGCAACTGCACCCGGCGCGGGCATGCATCCGTCAGCATGCCGCTGTGGATCTCCGGCAGCGGCTTTACCTTGCTTCGCGCTCTGCGGTGAGCCTGCTTACCGTCGCGTCGAGCCGCGTCAGGGTTTGCGCCATCAGGTTGTGATGCTTCTGCCACACGAACCGCATCAGGTGCGACTGGCTCATCTTGGCCTCCCTCGCCAACTGTCGGAACGACACTCCGTACTTCTCCTTCAGGCGAATGACTCGCTGTCGGAGTTCCTCGGTGATCACCACGATCGACATGCTTGCGGGCTGCATTCTGAATCTCCTCAAACACAGTAGTCCCCTTTACGAAAGGGTGGCCATCGGGGCGCATACGGCGCTTCCAGATGCCACATGTGAACCACTCTAACAGCACGCCCGGGAATCGGTCAAGGGGTGAAATGGGAAAATCGGAAGATAAAGTTCCGGGTTGTGGAATCGGTCATTGACCGAAATCAGTCAATGGGTGGAATCGGTCATTGCGTGGAATCGGTCATTGCGTGTAACGTCGGCCGGCCGGGCGGGCGCGGTTCTCTGACGAGGCGCGCCGGCCACGTCGGCCGGCACGCGCGCCGCGACCCGCCCGGCACCATGCTCGACCGCGCATGCTGGGGGCCATGGATGCATGCTCCATGGCAAGCGCATGCCGCCGGGGAAGTATGTACTTCACCATGGCGCACGCCCACCCATGGCATGCACCAGCCCATGCGCATACACGCAACCATGCGCGGGGTCGAGCATGCCGCATGCATGCAACAACCCCGCGCCGGGCCAAGAGGCTCGCGGCGCGGGGCTTCCGGGGGCGGGTGGGATGTTGCGTCAGCGCCGGGGGCGGGTGACTTGGTGAAGTGTAACCACGAGCGCCGTCAATGCAAGCACAAGCAGCAAGGCGAGGGTGCTATGCATCGGGTTGCCCCGGTCCCGGCCCGTGCCGCGTTGCTACCCGTTGGAACGCAATGAACGCAGCGAGCACGGTGCGGTCGCACTCCAACATGGCGCGGTAGCACGTCGAGCAGAGCACGGCGCTGTCGCCCTCGTCCGCGCTCATCACGTTAATGGGCAACTCTTCGACGACGTGCCGCGTACCCGGGGTCACTTCATCCGCGCAATGGTCGCAGAATTCAGGGTCTACCATTGGACGACCTCCGTTCCGTTGTGTGGCTTGCGCGTGACGACGAACGCGATGACGTTGACGCGGTGAACGCCTGCCATGATGTGCCATGGGTCGTCGCCGTCCTCGTCTTCTTCGTCGCCGTCGCCGTGCGTGATTGTCCACACATGCGCGTCGGGCCAGTCGCCCAGTCCGTTCGCGCGCGCGAAATCGATCGCCTGCGCGAGCGTGACGAACCCGAATGCATGCGAGCCGATGCCGCAGCAGTCCTGCCCGCCGCCGGGGATCACGCCGTACTCGTCGCACCAGTTCATGAGATCGTCAGACATCGGCCACCTCCCATCCGATGGTGGAGGCTTGGTTGTTGCGGCGCGCTTCGTGTTCGATCACGTCGCGCACGAACTGCACGGTGCCAAGCATGCGCACCCGGGTACCGTAGGTGATCCATGCGAGGTCGCCGTAGCGCCAAGCCGTCTGCATGCCCATGGACGTGCGAACCTCTCGCATGATGCGGCCCATGCCGCACGGCGGGAGCAGTCCCGCGTCCGCTGCCTTGTCGATATTCATTGCTCGATCCTCTCCATGATGAAGGCGAATGCGGCGATCGCCGCGAACCCGATGCCGATGAACAGTCCGAATTCCAGTAGCGCGGTCATTGTGCGGCCTCCTTGGCTGCGTTGTGGATGGTGTAGGCGAGACGATCGACGGCGTCCATGGCGCCGGGGATGGCGTCGAGCGCCTCCGATTCGCCGTCCACGGCGTCGAGCAGCGCCCACAACACGGGCGGAAGCATGGTGGCGTCTTCGATGGTCAGCGTGATGGTGATGGCGATTCGGCGGCTCATGCTGCACCGCCTTCCAAGGTCGCGACCATGTTCGACCAGATGCGCGCCTCGTCATCGGTCATGCCCTTCAGGATGCCCGCGTCGGTGTTCAGGCGCACGACGTGCCGCATGAACGTGCGCAGGCGCGCGTCGTGCGTCCAAGCGCCTTGCATGAACGCCTCGTGCAGCACGGCGATCGCGCACGAGATCGACGCGCGCGGCTCCATGCGCGCCATGAGGAGCGCGCCTTCGAGCACCTCGAACGTGATGGCGAACCCGTCGCCGCCGCCACTCTTATCATCAGTTCCCATAGCAGAGTCTCCCAGTAGGGGGGATGTGTTGCGCAGGCCACGCGGCCGTCGCATCCGCCACCCCGTCGCCGGGGTGGGCGGTGCGCGGTCGCGTCAGCGTCGAGCCTCGACCAGTTCGGCCACCTTGCGCAGGCGCTCGACTGCGCGCTCGCGGGTGATCACGTCGTAGTCCACGACCACGTCGGCGCCTAGGTGCTGCGTGACCTGTTCGATGCGGCCTTGGCGTCCCCATGCGCGGCACACTTGCATGCCCTGCATGTTCTGCGCGGCGAGCACCCATGCGAACCACCGGAACGCGGCGAAGTGGCAGCAGTAGGCGGTGAGGGTGTCGCGGTCAGCGAATGCGCCGCGCGCCTTGAGCGGCCACGCCATCACAAGGTCGCGCCCGGTGTCGGTCGCGATCGCTTGCCAGTTCACGGCGGCGAGCACCTCAACGTCGGCGCCTGCGTCCTCTGCACGGCGGGCGATCGCCATGGCGCATGCGCCGCGCCATGCGAGCGCCTTGGCGTCGAGGTTGCAGTTCAGGCCGGAGTTGAGCAGGATGCGCAGGGACGGCCTCGCCCTGGTGCTGCGCCTCCGCTCGCTCCACGCGCGGTCGAGGTTGAAGTCCTCGACCATGCGCACGGCGTCGAGGGTGTCGCCCTCGTCGAGGTTGCGCATGGTGCGGCGGCGGGGCGCCTCGTCGAGCGGGAGCGGCACGGCGTCGAGAGCGTCCATGCACTCGCGCACCCGTGCGGTGAGGTCGGCGGGCGGCTTGCGCACGATGCGGTCCCATGCGTCGGCGTCGGTCACGCCGCCGTTCCACTTGCGGTCGCCCTTATGGTTCTCGATGTACGTCTCCCATGCCTCGCGCGGCCCGCCTGCCTGCATGTAGGCGGTGCCTGCGCGGGCGTTAGCCACGGCTGCGTCGAGGTTGGGCCATTCGAGGGTGGCGCTGCGGTCGGTCCACGCGACGATGCGCGGGGCGTTGGGGCGCGCGTCGAGGCGCGCGGCGAATTCGGTGTGGGTGAGTGTCATGGTGTGTGCTCCCAGTAGGTGGTGGTGATCAGCCGACGCCGACGGCGACGGTGTTCAGTTCGTTCCGGATGTTGGCAGGCATGGCGTCCAGTTCCATGGCGACGGCATCGGCGCGGGAGCGTCCGGCGCGGATCCACGACGCAACGCGTCCGACGGTGCGGGTGCCCCACTCGACTTCGCCGCGCCAGTTCTTCGCATCGATCCGGGCGCGCATGGCGTCGGACAGGCGCACGATCCAGTCCGCCGCGCGGGCGTCTCCGCACTCCGCCGCCACGCGCGCGGTGATGGCCGGGCTGTAGTCCCACCGCATGATGGCGAATCGGTCGAGGCTTGATGCGTCGAGGCGGGTGGACCCGGTGTAGGCGCGGTCGGAGGCGAGCGCGTTCGCGCCTGCGAGCACGATGAAGTCCGGATGACGTTCGATCCGCTCGTCAGAGTCTGACGGGCAGATGTAGCCGTTCGAGGTCGCCATGTTCAGGGCGGTCACGACGGTGGGTTCGTCAATGAGGAACACGCCGCCCTTGCGGAACGCCTCGACGAAGCGCGAGGGCTTCCACGCCATGTTCCCGTCGCGGATGGTTGTCGATCCCCAAAACGCGCGTTCGGTCGTGCCGCCGGACATGCTGACGGCGTCGAACGCCATGCCAAGGGCGCGCGCGACCTGTTCGGCGGCATGGGTCTTGCCGGACCCGCGCGGCCCCAGTAGCAGCACATTGCGGTCCTTGGGCTTCTGCGCGGTGCAGCGGGTCAGCAGGGCGGGGAACGATTCGTGCGTCACCTCGCCGTCGGGCAGGGCGACTGGGGTGTAGCCGGGCACGGTGATGTGCACGGCGCCGCCGCCCTTGGGGAGGTCGGACACCGCGCGCTCCACGACGGTGACGATGGTGCCATGGATCGCCTTGCCGAAGTCCCCGAAGGCGTCGAGCATGCCTGCGCCGACGTTGACGCCGGACGGCTGCGGCGCGGGCTGCGGCTGCGCGTCGAGGCGCGCGGGCTGCGGTGCGGGCTCGCGCCGGGGCGCGTCATCGTCCCGGTCCTGCGCCGGGAACGCCTGCGCGGCGAGCAGGGCGAGGGAATCGAACTGGGCGACGGTGGCGCGGTTCTGCGCGCAGTCACTCACCGCCTGCGCGAGCGCGACGGCAACGGGGGCGCCGTGGGGCACGGGCAGGGTGTCCCCGAAGGCGCGCCCAAGGGCGTCGGCCCATTCAGAGATACTGGCGAGCGCCATGTACTGGTGGGTGGCGCTCGCCTTCACCTCGAACGAAACGCGGCCACCGCGCTCGACGATCGCGATCTTGGCGAAGTTGGAGAGTTCCGACGGCATGCCCGACCCGGCGCCAGTCGCGCGCCATGCGTTGTAGGCGGTGCGGAATGCGCCGCCGTTGAGGAACAAATAGCGGGTGCCACGGTCGGACGTGAAGAGTGAGATAGGTGCCTTGCGAGCCATGAGAGTCTCCCAGTAGGGGGGTGAAGTGTGCGGGGCCAACGTGGCCGTCGCATCCGGCACCGTCGCGGGGACGGTGCACGGTGCGCGGTCACGTCAGGGGCAGGGACGGGCGAATGTCGGTCAGGGCGTCGCGCAGCGCCATGCGGCAGCATGCGTTCGTATGCTCCGCCAGTTGAACGATGGCCGATGGGCGGTCCATGCGATCGTCGATCGGGCAGGCGTTCTCCATCCGCACGACCAGTCGGCGCCAGTACAGGTTCCGGACATAGTCCTGTGCGGAGTCGCGCGCGATCCGGTACTCGTCGCCCTTGAAGTTGGCGAGGTCCGCCATGCAGCCGAAGGCGAAGGTGACTGTCTGCACGGCGGCGTCCACGTCGGGCGCAGTCTCCCCCACCAGTTCAACGAACCGCACGAACTGGATGGCCCATGGCGAGAGGTCGGGGCGCTGAATCGGGGCGGGCTTGCGAGTGGTCTTCATTGTCATGCTCCCAGTAGAGGGGTGATGTGTGCGGGGCCGACGCGGCCGACGCATCCGGCGCACCCAGTAGGTGCGCACGGTGCGCGGTCACGTCAGGGGCAGGGACGGGCGAACGTCGCGCAGGGCGGCTTCCAGTTCGCGACGTTCAACGTCGTAATGGCCGTTCGCGGTCTTCAGGGCCACACTCATGGTGCATGGGCATTCGGGGTTGCGCCATGGGGTGGCGTTGTAGGCGCGCGTCATGCGCACGCGCAGCACCGCCGCCTGCACATAGGCGTCCACCGCGTCGCGCACCTCCTCGTACAGGACTCCATTCACGCTCCCCAGTACGGCCATGCACCCAAGGGCGGAGCGGGCTGCGTTCACGGCATCGTCGGTCGTGGCGCAGGATTCTGCAAGCAGGTCGCATAGGCGGACGAACTGGGTCGCCCATGCGGGGAGGGGTTGGGCTTGGATCGGGGCGGGCTTGCGAGTGGTCTTCATTGTCATGCTCCCAGTAGAGGGGTCGAGCGCGGGCACCCGGCAACGTGCCGACGTGCCCCGCATGCGTGAGCATACACGCACCCGCCGGGAGTGTCAACCCCCCACCGGACAGGTGGCGTCGGGTCCGGCGCGCCGGACTGGGGGAGGGGCGCACGGCAGGGGGGCCACTTATCACGAACCGCAGGGGAGCACGACGGCAGGGGAGGCAGGGCAGCGGGGGAGGCGGGAGGCCGGGGGTAGTCCGCCACCGCCGGGTCGGCCGACGTGCCCGCCCGCGCGCGTTCCTCTCTTCATGCCGACGCCGTCGCCCGCACCGCCCGCACCGACCGCGCGGACCGCGCCGCCGGGGTCGAGCATGCATGCCGCAAGGGGGTCCGCGCCGGCTGTCGCCCTGGCATCGGCACCGGCTGCGGCGGGGTGGGGCGGCTCGCGCCCTCGCGCGCTCGCGTCGCGCGGCCCGCCGCCGGGGGCGACGCGCCCGCATCGCGACCGCCTGCGAAAAGCAAACCGCGATGCCCGGCACGGTCATCGCGCCAGATATACCCCCGCCCGCCCCACATGGAAATCAACTTGTGGTATGGTTGGCTGGTATGAAGCCGAGGATTAGTGATGCGCAGTTTGCGCACCGCAAGAACAAGGTTGCGCAGCGTGCGGAACTTGTGGAGCGGGGGTTATGGCAGCAGTTTGTGGATCGTCGTGAGTCGTTGAAGGCTGGTGGGATGCCTGCGCCGCAGGCGTGGGCTCAGGCGTTTGAGGAGGTGACGAATGGTGGTGTTGTTGTGGAAGATGGGGGTATGGATGTCTCTGGGGGTGATCTTGGGGGTGGTGGTGTTGTGGGTGGTGATGCGGGTGTTGGAGGGGCGGAAAAGTCCGGCGCGCCGGACTCGATTGGGCGGGTGAAGTTGGAGGTGTTGGCTGGGCGGGCGTGTTCGATTACGAAGACGGTGGAGTGGGTGGCGAAGATGATGATGGTGGAGGATCCGAGGGCGGAGGATGCGCCGAGCATGGAGGCGTGGAGCATGTTGTCGTGGGCGAGGCGGACGAATCAGAATGAGGCTCAGTTCTGGGGGCAGATCTGGTCGAAGATGATGCCGAGCAAGCAGCAGTTGGAGGCGGCGGAGCGGATTTCGGACGATGGGTCTGCGGTGTTGGAGTTGATTGACAGGGTTCGTGAGATCAGTGGAAAGGTGGCTGGCGATGCCCAGGAAAGTGATGCTTGAGTGGGAGTGGGTTGGTACAGTCCCGGAGGAGGATGTCGGTCTGGACATTGTCGAGAAGGTTGACCGGTTCTCGGCGCCCCGCTGCAAGCAGGCGGAGGACTTGCTTCGCGAGTGTTCTGGCGAGATCCAGAACTTGCGGATGGAGTTGGCGAAGGAGATGCGGGAGCAGACGTGGATGCGTGCGGAGATCGAGCGTCTGCATGTGCTCTTGCGTGAGTGCAGGCGGATGGAGATGGAGCGTGCGTTGTACGAGGGGGAGGGATGAGTCAGGGCTTGACTGTGTCTGGGCGGTTGCGTGAGTGGCTTGAGTTGTATGAGCCGAGCAACATGTTTGGGGCGGTCACGGTCCTGAATGTGAGGGATGCTCTCGCTGAGATTGAGCGGTTGACGGAGGAGCGTGACGAGGCCAAGCGCAGGAATGTCCTGTTGCTCTCCAAGTTGCAGGAGTACGAGGTGCGCGAACTATGAGCGACCGGATCATGCTGGCCGATGGGTTTGAGGATGCGTTCCTTGGGATTGGGACGCAGTTCAACCGTCACTTCGCGATCTACGATCGGCAGAAGTGCATCGAGATCCTGATGGATCGCGATGGGATGCATGAGGAGGAGGCGGAGGAGTACTTTGAGTTCAACGTGGCTGGCGCATGGGTCGGCCATGGGACTCCGGTCTTCGTGCGCAGGATCTGCATTGAGGATGCGCACGAGGCGATCGACGAACTTCAGGAATGAGGTTCCCGCACGTTCATCTGGTCCCGAAGGCACACGCGAAGAACCTTGAGTTCCGGCGCGAGTTGATTGCCTTTGCGAATCGTGGTGCGCGGGAGAAGGCGACGTTGCTATCGATGTGCGCGGAGGATTGCCTGTTCTACGTCAATGCATTCTGCTGGACGTATGACCCGCGCCTATCGAGCCCGACGGTCCCGTTCATCACATATCCGTTCCAGGACGACGCGATCCAGAAAGTGCATGAGTCGATTGAGAATGGTGAGGATCTGCTGTTTGCCAAGAGTCGCGACATGGGTGCGTCGTGGCTGATCCTGACTGCGTTCGAGCACCGGTGGCGGTTCAAGCATGGGCAGTCGTTCCTGGTCGTGAGCCGCAACGAGGACTATGTGGACAAGGCCGGCAACCCGAAGAGCCTGTTCTGGAAGTTCGACTTCCTGCACAAGAACATGCCTGGGTGGCTGTTGCCGAACCTCACGAGGACGCGGCTACGCATGTCCAACGATGACAATGGGTCGAGTATCGATGGAGAATCGACGACCGGCGACGTGGCCCGTGGTGACCGGCGAACCGCGATCATGCTTGATGAGTTCGCGGCGTTCGAGTCGTCTGACGGATACCGGGCATTGAGCGCGACCCGCGATGCGACCAAGTGCCGCATCTTCAACTCGACACCCAACGGCAACTCCAACGCGTTCCATGATCTGGCCCAGAAGCCGGACATGAAGCAAGTGCGCATGCACTGGTCCCAGCACCCGGTCAAGTCGGTCGGGATCTACACGGACTCCAATGGCAAGGCAAGGAGCCCGTGGTACGACAAGGAATGCCGGCGTTGTGCCAATGCCACCGAGATCGCGCAGGAACTGGACATCGACTTTGCTGGAAGCGACTACCTGTTCTTCGACGCATCGATGATCGATCGGCTGGTGTCTGGAGCCCACCCACCGATCATTCGCGGCGACTTGCTGTTCGACCCGCAGACCCTGGAGCCGATGGACTTCGTGGAAAGCGGCAATGGCAAACTGCGGCTGTGGGTCAAACCCACCCTTGGACTGAAGTTGCCTGACGATCGAAACTATGCCATTGGCGTGGATATCGCTACCGGAACCGGCGCAAGCAACAGCGCCATCTCCGTCGGGGATTGCCTGAGCGGGGAGAAGGTAGCCGAGTACGTTGACCCAAAGATCAGGCCGGACGAACTTGGCCGGCTTGCCGTGGCCCTTGGGAAGTGGTTCAAGGGCATGCAGAAGGAGGCGTACATGGTCTGGGAAGCACCCGGACCAGGCCGAAACTTCGGTGACGTGGTCATGGGAAGCGGATACCGGAACGTGTACTACCGCAAGAACGAACTGGCAATCAATGCCAAGAGCGGCACCGTGCCGGGATGGTGGCCCACCAAGGACGAGAAACGGTCCCTGTACGGGGAGTACCGCCGGGCATTGAACGAGGGCGAGTTCATCAACAGATCCGTGGACGCCCTGCGGGAATGCAAGGAGATCGTCTACACGGACGGCGGATGGGTGATCCATGGCAGGAGCATGGCAAACGTCGATCCGTCTGGCGCACGAGAGAACCATGGCGACCGGCCGACAGCGGACGCCCTGTGCTGGAAGGGCATGCGTGGCCGGTCTGCGCATAAAGTCATGGATGTCGGCATGCAAGTTGGTACTCTGGCATGGCGCCGATTGCAGGCCCAGCAGCGCAAACTCAAGCGATCGGAGTGGTAGCCATGAAGAAGCGCGGTCTATACGACAACATCAACGCACGGAAGAAGGCAGGCACCAGCCGCCCCAAGTCCAAGTCCACCATTGAGCCCAAGGTCTACGCCAAGATGAAGCGTGGGTGGAAGTAATGGCAAAGAAGAAGCGTGACCTGACCCTCGACGAGAAGAAGGCATCGCGCCTCCTTGAGGCCGTGCAGTTCTCTCGCGATCGCATGCAGCCATTCCGCGAACAGCGGCTTGCTGCTGTGCGCGCATACGTCGGCAGCAACTACGGCGAGATGGGCTCCAAGGACAAGGTGCCGCTCAACCTGATGCAGATGGCGGTGAACATCTACCGTCGCCAGGTTGCTGCTCGCGCGCCACAGGCCATGGTCATCCCGCGTGACCAACGACTGGTTGCAACCGCAGCCGACTTTGAGTTGGCGCTCAACTGGCTGATCAAGGAGATCAACCTCGAAGAGTCGATCTCTCGTTGGGTGATCGATGCCATGTTCTCCGTCGGCGTGATGAAGGTCGGCATCTCTCCCGGCAACCAAGCCGAGATCGAAGGCTACGTCCACGACGCAGGGCTTCCGTTCGCGGATGTCGTTGACTTCGACGACTTCGTCTTCGACATGAACGCCAAGCGTTGGGATCTGTGCCAGTACGTCGGCAATCGGTACACGCTGCCATATGAAGCGGCGATGGATCTCAAGATCTTTGGCAACCAGGAACTGACCCCGTCGCAGATCACCGACTACAACGATGGTGGCGACGAAAAGGTTTCGATCCTCCAGACCGGTGGATCCTGGAACCCTGAACGTGGCTACATGGATCTCGTGGAACTCTGGGATCTATGGCTCCCGTACGACAATCTCTTGGTCACCGTACAGGTCGTTGACAACAGCGGCATCAATGGCGGCAAGGTCATCCGCGTGGTGGACTGGGATGGACCGGAGAGCGGTCCGTACCATCTGCTTGCGTTTGGAGACGTGCCCGGCAACATCATGCCGCTGCCGCCGGCGCAGGCGATGCTTGATCTGCATGAGGCATCGAACCGCGTCTTCCGCAAGATCGTGCGTCAGGCAGATCGGCAGAAGACAGTCACGATCGTTGCCAACGGTGCGGAAGAAGATGGTCGCCGGCTGTTGCAGGCCAATGACGGCGACATGATCCGTTCTGACAATCCGCAGGCAACGAAGGAAGCGCGGTACGGCGGGCCGGATTCGGCAAGCATCGCGTTCCTTCTCCAACTGAAGGATCTCTTTGTCTATCTTGGCGGCAATCTTGATGCTCTGGGTGGCCTTGGCCGTCAGGCGAACACGGTCGGCCAGGAAAGCCTCATCCAGCGTTCAGCGAACATGCTGATTGCGGACATGCAGGATCGCACGACCACGGCAGTCAAGAAGGTCGTTGAGAGCCTTGCTGACTACCTGTGGAACGATCCGGTGTCGGTTCCGACCGTCATCAAGAAGGTGGCTGGTACGGACTTCTCGATCCCGGTCGAGTTCTCGCAGGACATCCGCGAAGGTGATCTCCTTGACTACATGGTCGAGATTGCCCCGTACTCCATGCAGAGCCGGACGCCCACCGAGCGGCTCCAGACCATCAGCCAGATGATGACCAACTTCGTCATCCCGATGGCGCCGCAACTCCAGCAGCGCGGCATTGGCGTGAACATGGATGAGTTCATGCAGATCATGGCGAAGTACTCCAACCTCCCGGAGATGGAGCGCATCTTGGAGCGCATCCCGCAGGAGCAGATGCAGATGATGCAGCAGGCCGGCGGAGCAGGCGAACGCCCGCTCCAGTCGCCGGTCACGTCTCGGACGACGATCCGGGAGAACGTGGCTGGGGCAACCCGGCAGGGCAATGATCAGGAGGCCATGCGCAACCTCCTTGCCATGGCGAATCAGGGACAGCAGCAGTAATGCCGACGTACATCTACACCGACAAGAATGGGACCAACCACGAGATCTTTATGACCGTGGCCGAGATGGAGCAGAACGAGCAGAACGGGTTCCTGTTCCATGAGGGGTCTTGGCTCAAGCGAAACCTGGAAGCCGAGCATGCTCCCGCCCAGAGCGGATGTGCATCTTGGCCGATGAAGTCTGATGCCGCAGGGGTCCACCCCTCGCAGGCCGGTGAGGCATACCAGCACTCCGTCAGTCTCGGAGTGCCGACCACGTTTGACCAGCGAACTGGACAAGCGATTTTTACCGACCGGGCACACCGCAAGCGGTATCTTGCCGCCCGAGGCTTCATTGATAGGAATGCCGGCTATGGCGACTGAAGAGAACGACGAGTTCATCCCCGCTCCGAGCGACACCCCAGACAATGCATTCCCCACGCGGGAGCAGTTGTCGGATACACGCCGTCCAGACCCGCTTGACTTTGATCAGCCGGACATGTCGGAGTATGACTTGATCGTCGCACCCAAGAAGGAAGACGAGCGCGACGCTGGCGACGAAGACGATGCCAAGAACACCGTCGATGAGTCTGATGCAGGCGTGCTGCAAGAACTCGCCACCAAGGCGAAGTCGCTTGGCATGAACGACGAAGAGGTGTCCAGTATCAAGGACACCGGCGCACTCCGCAGCGTGATTGCTGCGCTCCAGCGGCAGGCCGCTGTCGAGACGAGTGACGACACCGAACAATCCAGGCGCAAGCCTGATGCGGGCGCAAGCCCAAGTTCCGAGTACGAGGCGCTTGCTGCGCTTGATCCCGACGATGCACTTGATCCGTCGGCCATCAAGGCAATCAAGGCGCTGAAGGCTGAACTCGACAAGATCCGTGCAAGGTCTGTCGAGCCAGCCCCCGCAGCGCGTGCTGACGAAGCCGACTACATGATTGCAAAACTTGGATCGGACTTTGCCGACGTGTTCGGTGAAGGCCCGTCGAGTGCGCTGTCACCCAAGTCGGAACAGTTCAAGGCACGCACCACGGTTGTGCAGGAAATGCAGCGCATTCGCGATACGGCACGGACCGCGCGCAAGCGGATCCCGGACGTGAGCGAGGCGTTTGATCAGGCTGTCCGAAGCGTTTTCGGCAGCAAAGTAAAGCAAGTGGAGCAGCGTGCGCTCACGTCAAAGGTCAAGCAGCGCGAATCGCAGTTGATCGCGCGACCGGCAAACAACGGGAAGCGTCCCGTGTCCGGCCGCGAGAAGGCGATCGCAAGCGTGGCGGCTTTGATGCGTGATCGCATGTCTGGCTCGTAACTCACAGGAGAACAGTCATGGCCTTTCTTCAGGCAGATGACATTGCAGACCTGATCAAGACCACCCAGCGTGATCTTGGTCGCATGAAGTGGACCGATATTTCCTACTCCCTCCAGGAGTACGTCGCCCTCCCGATGCTGCTTCAGCGCGAGAAGGTTTCGTTCCAGAGCGGCTACGGCATTCAGTGGAACGTGGCGGTCGCGACGAGCGGCGCTGCCAAGGACACCGAACTGTACGCCACCGATTCGGTGAACGTCTCTGACGTGATGCAGACGGCGAACATCCCGTGGCGTCACGTCACCACCAACTACGCCATCGAGCGTCGTGAAGTGGCGATGAACCGCGCTCCCGCCGAGATCGTCGATCTTGTTCGCATTCGCCGCAACGATGCGATGATCGACCTTGCCAAGCACATGGAAGAGCGGTTCTGGACGAAGCCCGCTTCGTCGTCGGACAACCAGCGCATGTACGGCATTCCGTACTGGATTGTCTATCCCGGAACGACCACGGCCGCGAACGGTGGTTTTGAGGGTCTGAATCCGGTCGGCTTCAGTTCTGGAGCAGGAAACCTGTCCTCGGCAACGTACGGTTCGTGGGCAAACTGGGCGTGCACTTACACCTCAATCACGTCTACGGACCTGATCCGGAAGTGGCGTCGCGCTGCGACCTTCACCAACTTCAAGGCGCCGGTTCCGTCGCCTTCGTACAACACGGGCAACAACTACGGCTACTACACGAACTACAACGTGATTGGCCCTCTGGAAGAAGCCCTGGAAGCGCAGAACGACAACCTCGGAAACGACATTGCTTCCAAGGATGGTCGTCTCCTGTTCCGCCAGGTGCCCGTGACTTGGGTTCCCTATCTTGAGGCCAACACCGCCAACCCGGTGTACGGCATCAACTGGGGCGTCCTCAAGCCCGCGTTCCTCGCTGGCGAGTACATGCGTGAGGAAGGTCCGAATCCTGCATCGTCGCAGCACACGGTCTTCGTCACTCACGTCGATACCACGCTCAACCTGATGTGCACCAACCGTCGCATGAACTTCGTGCTCGGTACGGGCTCGTCTGCGTTCTAATTAGCACTCTGCATAGAAAGGACAAACCACCATGCAGATCATCACTTCTCGTCTGGCTGGAGCGATCAACAACGCACCCATCGCAGACGCAATCTTCGATCCCAAGGAAGCCGTCTGGCGTTTCGACGACTTCTACTCCCTCGCTGCAAGCGCGGACACCGATCTGTACAACATTACGATCGGAAGCAGCACGACGGTGACGCACTCGACGACGGTTTCTACCGGCGTGTGGAACCTTCTTAGCACGTCGTCTGCTGATGTTCAGGTGAACTCGTGGACTCCCACGGTGACGCTTGCTGCGAGTCGGTCGGTGTACTTTGAGGCATCGGTCGCTGTGAGCACCATTGCTTCGTCCGGCGCTGCGTTCATTGGTCTTGGCGATCGGGCTGGAGCCACCACGGTTCCTACAACGTGCATCACCATTGCGGGTGCAATGGATGGAACCAACAACGGCCTTGGTTTCACCATTGCCGCTGCGACCATCAGGGGCGTCTGTGGAAAGGGCGCCACGATCGGAACCCCGGTTACGGTTGGTACGGCAGTTGCCGATACCTACTATCGACTTGGACTCCGTGTTGATGGCCTCAACAGCGTGACTTACTACCTCAACGGTATTGAGATTGGCAAGATCACGGACACGAACGCGATTCCCACGGCTGCGCTGTTTCTTGATCTTGCGATCAAGGCTGATACCGCTGCCAAGACGCTTCGCGTGGACAACGTGATGCTTGCGTACGACCGCTGATTCTTCTTCTCCATGCCGCGCCATGGGGCAGGGCCGCACGACGGACCCTGCCCCATGGTCGGGGACTAGACATGACAATCGAAAACAGCAATGTAGTGGTCAGGCTGTCGATCAAGGATTGGGTTCCGATCATCGGAATTGCCCTTACTGTTTTGACAATCATTGTTGGGTCATTCATCCACCATGATCGTTTGCTTACGCAAGTGATCATTCAGCAAGAATCAGCGGCGAAACGCCTCGACAAGATCGAGACGAAACTTGAGAATTCCCGCTCTCATTAGCCTCGGATGTGTCCTGGCGGCGTGTTCAGCGACCCAGGACATTTCCAACAATGCCAACGACATCAGGTCGGAGGCTCGGTTGTTGGTGGATCATGGTCGAAAGACCAACGACGAAACCGTCGTGATTCACGCAGAGCGCATCGACGTTCTGGCAGCACGCATCCACGAAAGGCTTCCGGATGTCGAGGATCAAACCCCGGCATGGCTTTCGGTTGTTGGATGGGTCGCAATTGCGGTTGTGTCGGTCGCCGCCGCCATCATCCTGTGGCAGACAGGGATCGGAACGGCCATCCGGGTTGCAATTGGATGGCTTCCTCGTAAGAAGGTGTCCGATGCGGAACTTGCTGCCGGTATGCTTGATCCCAATGATCCGGAGGATGCTCGCGAGTATGTCGCTGCGCGGCGCGCATCAGATCCAGAATTCGACGCGGCGTGGCGACGATTGAAGAAAGGCAAGAAACATGCATCTGATCCTGGCTGACGGTTTCGCGTCGTTCCTCGGGAACATCTGGTTTGCACTGCTCATGGGGGTTGTTGGCTTTGGCGCCGGCATCTTTGTGTGCAAGAAGGGCAAGGTCTGACATGCCTCCTGGAGGATCAATTCCCGGAGGCGGAGGCGGAGTTGGCAAGGGTGGATGGAGCCAACTGGGTCGGCCGTCAGCAACCGCAACTGCGGCACGCGGTCGTGGCAACTCAAAGAAGAAGAAAAAGAAGAGATCTGCCTAATGCCGTTCAAGAGCAAGGCGCAACAGGGGTTCATGTTTGCAAACATGCCCAAGACCGCCAAGAAGTGGGCTAAGGAGACGCCCAATATGAAGAGTCTCCCCAAGAAGGTTGCCAAGAAGGCAAAACGAAAGGTTTGAAATGCCGAAGGTAGGAAAGCGATCGTTCTCGTACAGCAAGGCTGGAAAGGCTGCGGCGAAGTCGTATGCCAAGAAGACTGGTGCTCCGATGCGCACCAAGCGCGCTGGACTTGGTGGCGGAGAACCCAAGGGCGGCGGCGGAATTCGCTAATGGCAAAGTCCCCGGCATGGCAACGTGCTGAAGGAAAGAATCCTTCTGGTGGCTTGAATGCTGCCGGGAGGGCTTCATACAACCGCGAAACTGGTGGGAACCTCAAGCCGCCTGCTCCAAACCCAAAGACAAAGTCGGATGCGGGCAGGCGGAAGAGTTTTTGTGCCCGGATGCAGGGCATGAAACGTAAACTGACTGGGGCCAAAACGGCCAACGATCCGAATTCTCGGATCAATAAGTCACTGCGGGCATGGAACTGTTGAAATGACCTGTCAATGCCAAGGAGGCAACATGAAGAGTACGTCTCGTTCTGGTACGACCCGTTCTCGCGCTGCTGGTTCGACCAAGGCAATTCGGACGCGCATCACTGGTGCTGCGATGCAAACCAAGCGCGCTGGACTTGGTGGCGGAGACATCAAGGGCGGCGGCGAAATTCGGCCTCGCTAACCGCGTTTTTCTAACGCACCAAGGACACCACAATGCAGGGCTACAACACTGGATGGAAAACACGCTATTTCGCAGTCAGTACTTCGATTTCGTCTGGATCTGCTGCGGCACTCGCAGCAAACAGTGGTCGTCCACTATTGTGGCAATCAGTACGCGGGTCGAATTATGTGCAAGATCGGATCAAGTGCGGCGATTATCAAATAGAGCCGATTATGACGCATGGATACAACTCCATCCGGCTTAGGTGGGCGCATTTGCCGGCTGCACTCACTTCGCAAACGGATTACTCAGGAGTAATTACTTACGACATCTTTTTGGTTGAATCAGATGTTGAAGAAGACCAGGTTCCGTCGTATTACTCGCTCACCCCGCTGGTGTCCGTTGCGACCAATCTGGTGTATCCAACGAACATGGCGGAAGCACCGATGCAGTTGACTGGGTTTTTCACGGAAGCAGAGAAGTGGAAATACTGCAATCAAATTCGTGTTGTTGACAGTCCGTTGCTTGGCGCTGATACCAACACCAGCGCAGATACGGGCACGGAAGCATATGCGGCTGGATATATCGGCGGATCCCTTGGCATCGACTTGATCAATGGCGCGTCAACGATTGATACAAGCGCCGTTCCAAGTGCGACTATTGTCAATCGCAGGTATCGGTTCTCTGCATACTCGCCTGGATTTGCCACGGATCAAACGACTTCAAACGGGAGAATGGCGACCGCTGCCGGCGAGTTGTACATCAATGGTCTTGCTGGAGCGGCGCGGATTGTTGTTGTTCCGATGCTTTGCCATGGATCTCAGGTAATCAACCACTGGTCAAACACGACTGTTCTTGGCGCAAACGCAGCCAATGCTGCGAAGTTCATCGCCTTGTCGTACAACCTAATCCAGTGATGAACAGCGATTACGCCAAGTACCACAGCAGTGATCGAATGAAGCGTGAGCGCGCAAAGCGCAACGCCGCTCGCCGTGCACTCGCACGCGAGGGCGTCGTTCGTAAGGGCGATGGAAAGCATGTTGATCACAAGGACGGAAACCCAAACAATTCACGCCGTAGCAATCTTCGCGTGATTTCCGCCCGCGCAAACCGAAAGAAGCAGTGAAATGTCATTGACTATCACGCTTGCAGATTTGCGTGCCGAAGTCCAGCGATTTATGGGCTATGGACGCTCAACGACATTTTCGACGATGTCGGCTGCGTTTCAGGGCGATGTAACGAGCATCATCAGCCGTGGGCTGCGGCAGTTCTACTTTCCGCCTCCGCTTCCTGGCGAAACGTCGTCGCACCAATGGTCATTCCTTCGCGAGCGTAGGGTTTACACGTTCCCTGCCCCGGTCACGACGACCGTGACCTGTACTTGCACGTCCGGAGTCGTGACGTTTGCGTCATCGATCTTGTCTAACAGTTACAGCCATACGGTCGTCAAGTTCACGAATTCTGATGGGTATTACCCAGTCAATACCACCAATGGGTCAACGATAGTAAATCTATGGGATACGTCTTTGACGTTTGCCACACCATCAACTGCTACGTTCTGGTGGAACCGGGCTAATTTCGTTGGCTCTGGTGCGAGCGTGAATTTGTTCTATCCGCCGGCGACCAATCGCGGCCCATTGAAGCACACAAACTCTGCGACCATTACCAACATGGAGCAGAACGACTATGTGTCGCCAATTGGTCTTCCGGCGGTGTTCAGCGTTGAGCCAGCAACGTGGCCTGAATCGTCTGATCAAGCGGCGCAAAAATTCCACTTGCGTGTGTATCCGTGGGCGCAAGAGAAGTTGACTCTGTACGCAGACATCAAGTTTGACATTGCCGCTGCCGGCCTTGGGTCGGTGGGCGACTACCCGCTTGGTGGGGCCGAACACTACGAAACGGTCGTCGTCTCCTGCCTTGCCGTTGCAGAAGAGTTTGGCGACACCCCAAGCAGCAAGTACCGCGAACTGTTTGCCCAGCGGCTTGCCGCGTCTGTAATGATTGACCGTGCCGGCATGTATCCTTCGATTTTTGGATACAACGGCGATCGTTCTGATTCAATTGGCCGTCTCGACGATCGAGACGTGACCGTCACCTACGTTGGGCCAGCGAGCCCGTAAGGACAACACACATGCCTGGACACAATTACTTCGACAGCATCAACAATGACGGCGTTCGTACCGTTGCTGGTAAGGTCATTCAGGTCGGATCGTTTGGCAACATCACCAACTCCGGTGGCGCAATTCCTGCCGCGACGACTGGTGTTGACTACCAGGGGTATGCCCGTGGTGCAATTCTGATCAACACCACCGGTACGTCTACCTCCAACACGGTCTACATCAACCTTGGTACAACGACGACCGCGACTTGGACCGCCCTGACGGTGTCGTAAAAGTCCGGCGCGCCGGACTAGGAGGTAGGCCATGCCAGAAGCATTGGCAAAGCCGTCAGTCAATCCGCTGACGGTGACGTATTCCGGCAGCAGCCTCAGCGGCAACACTTCGGTGCTGCCGGTGATGAGCATTGACGTGATTGGATTCCGTCTTCAGGTGCAGGCAGACATTCAGGACGTGACGGCCGGCGTAGACACTACGCGCCGACTGGCAAAGACGAACCTGGTAGAGGGGCGCCTTCTTGTCACTGGCTACATGACCGCGTCAAGCGCGCTTACCCTTGCGACGTGCATCTCCGAGGATTCCGGAACGGGCAACGCCATTGTCATGGCGTATGGCAACGCGACGGCATCCAAGACTCTCTCCGGCTTTGTTGAAAGCGTCGAGGTCAATTCCAACAAGACACAGCCATACGTCGGCGTGGCTGTGTCGTTCCGGCTTGCAGGGTCGAACGCCTAATGGCGAACCCGTCAAACATGCCTGATGTGCCTGATCTTGATGCGTTCCGCGAGCGAGTCGAGGCTGCGGCAGAGGCTGCACAGGAATTTTCTACCTCTGTCGGCCAGGTTCAAGCAGCACAGGCTCCAGTCACCACGGGCAATCAGGAACGCGGCCAGACAGATCAGTTGCTGCGCGATGTCCTCAATGCCCTGCACCTCATTCACGATGAGGTTGTTGGGCTCAAGCAAGCGGTTGAGGATCTTGGTGGGTAGTCATGCCAGTAGTCCTTTCCAAAGACATTTACGGTTCGACCTACTCGCTTGGGTATGACTCGGCGCAGCCCGAACGGGTTTTACGCCGGCACTTCGTCGAGGGTGCAACGTCACTTGCAAATGCAGTTGACGAGACGAACACGCAAGTTGCCGATTTTGCAACGCAGTTCCCGCTCATCGCGACGATGCCGTTGCAGAACATTACTGCAAAGCAGATTGGCGTCGGCAAGTACATCACTGAGCAGCACTACGCCTGGAGCAACAGCAACTGGGGTGGTTCTACCACGCTGAATACGCTTGCCGAATACCGGCTGGCATTTGAATCAGTGCCTGTCTACACGGTCGGTCCTGCTGAGGCTGCAACAGGATTGCCGGCCACAACGGCTGCGTTCTTCGATGCTGCGGGTGCCAACCGCATTGGGTTCCGGCCAGCGTCATTCCCATGGTCGCGCCCAGTTCTTCGCATTGGTGTTCCGGTCCAGAGCGGCACCAACCCCATGATTGCCTGGGCGTCCTATGTTGGAAAGGCGAACAACGGTGGTTTTTCGGTTGGTGGCTTGTCCTTCTCGGCAAACCAACTTCGGTTTGACGGTGGTGAAATTCGCGCAGTGGCAAATTCAGCATTGACCTTCCAGGGATCATTGATGTTCTCCGGCACGTTTGCATGGAAGATGCACCACCTCACCGAGTCGTCTGGATCGTGGACGGTAACGGCGGTCAACTTGTACGACCAGGTGGCGTTCCCCTCGTTGCCGTAATGCCATGTTCAACCCATCGTTCTTCCAGCGCAAGTTCAACCCATTCTCGCAGGAGTTCCGCGATGCAATGGCTGATCTTGCTGGCGTTGTAAACCAACTCGCCGGCTGGGAACAGATGATTGCGGCGCTCGCGTCGCGTCAGTCGCGCATGGCTGACGAGGTGTTCTTTCCTGCCAAGATCACCGGAAATACGAGTAGTGCAACTGCTGCAATATGGAAGTATTCGTGGACCGAAATGCGTCCTGGTACGACCATTGGGGCAACGACGGATTTCGTAACCTTGACCAGTGGCCGCACTGGTTCAAACGATGCAATCAACGTCGCTGAAAGCGGCAACACGTCATCAGTTGCATATGGGTTCGGTGTTGCATGGAGCGGAACGCAGTGGAAACTTACGGCTGCGCCATTCACAAGCGTCGAGTTCGCCGCAATCCCAAACAACACAATTGTGATGATGCGCACAGTCCGTATTGCAACCACCGGCCAGAGCCGCTTTGAATTTTGGGCTCCCAATCCTCTAATTGGTGAGTGCGAGTCTGGAGAGTGACTAAACATGACTTCAATTGCCCAATACGTTTGCTGTTGTGATGTAACAACTGTCACTCCGGTTGAAGTGCAAATTTGTCATACATGCAACTCATGCAGATCGTATGTAATCGATTGGTCATATGACGCCCAAGACTACTTGTGGCCGACTTACCCAGATTGTTACAGCGGAAATTATGTAAGTTGTGACCCGGATGGCAGTCCTGGTACCGGCGATGAGTATGACTATTTCGTGTATGACAAACGACCAAGTTGCCCAGAACTAAGTGCAGAATGCGGATGTTCATGTAGCCTAGTTGTTACTCCGCAAACTTGGTGCAGTAACGGTGGATGCAGTATTCCACCTGAAATTCATGGGGAAGTCCAAGAATCTACGTTGCAAAGTCTGTGTTGGACTTTGCCGTATGTGTCTACTGCAACCGAAAACACGTCTGGGATTTGGGCATTCAATGATGCAGGAAACATCTTCCTGACAGGGCATACAACGTCAATCACTCGATTTGTTGAGTCGTACTCTGGATCAATTGAGTTGGCAAAACAGACACTTACGTCGCCTGCAAACTCGTGTCATTATTGCGTAATTGCCGAACACGACTCAACGAATACAACTTCGCCAACAGTGGAATATCGATATGGCGGAACATATCTGGCCGATGTTCCGGCAATGGTCATTGGTGGTGCGACTGCCGCACAGGCTCTATGGACATGTGAAATTACAGCGACCGATTGCATCATCCGAAATGATCTTGGTGTGACGCAATACACATTTGCATTGTCTACAAACACCATAGAGCAGTTGCGTGTTGCGCTTGATGCAACAACTGAACTAGTGAGCGTCCGACAGGGACCGTCGTTTTCAAGCGCAACATTCCGTAACGTGTCATCAACTTATTTGCCAATTCAGGGTCCATTCCCAATTGGTCACTACAGCGCCGGAACATGGGACACCATCAACATTCGGCACGTTGGCGATGCTGTTGAGGATTGGCAAATTCGACTTTCATCGTCGAGTTACACCATCAAGAACAATCTTGGGGTGGCGCAAGGACGAGTTTATTTACAACAATTTTCTGGGAACTACGGTTTGTGGGAGCAAGGTTTTCAAATCAATCGCACAGTCGTAGAAACCCCATGCACAATGGCATCAGAGTGTTGCGATTGCACATATGACCCTGGAATATTGGAGCCCAGTCCATCAATAGCAATGGGGTGCAATGTAACAAATCCAATAACAACATGCATGTTCAATCAATGTCCTGGAAGTTCTCAATGCGACAATTTGTGTGCGGTCATTAGTCCATTTTGGTCTGGCGGGCTTACAAATAGTGGATGGCAGTCGTCTACGCAAACTGATCCTGTTTCGGAAGCACTGACAGAAAGCACATGTTCAGGTTCTTCATACCGCATCAATGCTTATTTATGTTGGACCGCTAGTCCACTATGCAATTTGGCTCAAATTGGCGACATAGGCAAGTGTTATGTTGCTTATACAAGTTGTACATCAGTGAAACAAGATGGTTTTTGGCTCAAACGAATTGTGTCAGTGACATGAAGCAAACCACTCGACTTGTGTCAAAAGAAGAAGCGGCCGCAATACGCGCTCGCGCAGTTGAACACGCAAAAAACGCAACAGGAACAACTGTTCGTATTCGTGGTCTAGGTGATGTCATTGCAGCCGCAACATCTGCGGTCGGCATCAAGCCATGCGGCGGTTGCAAACAGCGCCAAGAAGCACTCAACAAACTAGTCCCGTTCGGCAATGCCAACGAGGAAGGAAAGAACGATGGCACTCCGAGCGTCTGATGTCGAAGAACTCCCGCCGATTGACCTCACCGGTCTTCCGACGACGAATGCCTATGGCGAGCCGGTAGATCTACCGAAGCCGCCAACGCCTGCACAGCAGCCGGCAGCGGTTCCGCAGACTCCTGCGCCGGCGATGCGTCAGCCGATGATGACTGGTGGTGACTTTGCCCAGAATCGCGCACGAGTTCAGGCTCAACGCGAGTCGGTCAATATTCCTGGCGCACGCTCACGCGCGGGCGACGCCGCTGTTGAGGCTCGACAGCAGGCGGAGGAGGCGGGTGCAAGCCCTGCTGAAGCGCGTCAGGCTGCGACTGATGCGTTCCGTCAGATGCGTGGGCGAGTGCAATCGGGCGAGTTCCGTGGGCAGACTTCGCTCCCGCAGGCTCCAACACAGACGCCGGCACAGCCCACCATGGATGCGAATGTGCCGGGTGTGCCAGACAAGAGCACTTGGCGCGCTGGGCAGGCTCCGCAGCCAACTGCTGCAATGGGTGCAATGGGCGGTGGCCCGCAGATGGTTGGAAACAGGCAGGGTCCGATGATGCAAGGTGCTGGCGGTGCCATCATGCCGTTTGTTGAAGACCCAATTACTGGCTATGCGCTTCCGACCTCTGATGGCATGTCGCTGCAGGAGTACTCCCGCGCGCTTGATGAGGGCACGCGAGCGAACATTCTTGAGGTCTTGAGTTCTGGCACTGACAAGGTGTCGCGCGATTTCCAGCGAATTGACCAAATCATGGAGGCCACTATTGCTGATCTCGCCTTGTCCCCTCGCCAGCGGGAGGAAGCGAAGGCCAGGTTGCGACGGCAGCAGGATGAGATGATGTGGTCCGCCATGGGCAACCCAAGTGCTCGCATGGCTGGGCGGCGTCGTCAGCAGGCGGAACAACAGGCAGAGCAGGAGCGCGAGAACCGCCAGTCGCTTGCAGTTCAGGAGCGGCTTGAGCGGCAGCGCCAGCAGCAGTCTGCAAAGGTGTATGCAGATGCATACAAGCGTGCGCAGACGGAACTCCAGACTGACCCGTATGCGCGTGTTGATGAATCCAAGGTTCGCGCTCGCGCGCAGGAACTCTTCAATCAGCAGATGGCCGCGTCCGGAATGGCGCGTCCTGCCCCAGCACAAGCGGGCGGTGGTCTTGCTCCATCGCAGCCGCCGTCTGGAGCGCCGACTGCTGGGGCCGCGCCCACACCGCGTGCCCCCCAGTCCGGCGCGCCGGACTCAACCATGATGCGCGACATCGCCATCGAGCCTGGTTCGCCAATTGACTTCCAGCAAGCCTCCAATGGTGCCTTGGTTGCGTTGATCCCGAATCCAGATGATCCGGCAAACCCGGTTCCGATGCGCGCGTGGGACTTCAATGGGCGGGCCGTAGCAGTGCCATCGAGCCCTGCCGAGTTGGACATGCTGCCGCCTGGATCGCTGTACATCCTTGAGGGTGCTTATTCTCGTGGCGAAATGCG